ATCTATCGACCGAACCCACTGCAACGCATCCTGCGCAAACGTGGGCCGGTTTATGCCGTTCCTGTTCTGATTCTTCCAGCCGAAACCAAGAAAGACGAGGCGAAATAATGCCACTTGATCCAGAGATTCAGACTCAGCTTGATACGCTGGTGGCGGAAGTGAAAAGCAAGTTCACTGCTGAAAACCAAGCGGCCCTCGATGCTGCTAAGATTGAAGCCGATGCCGCGATTGCGACTGTCAAGGCAGAAGCCGATGCCGCGATTGCGGCAGCCAAAAAGGAGGGACAGGGCGAGCTTTTGCTCACCTTAAAAAGTGCCTTCGGACTGCCTGTCTAAGGCCATCTTGTCACTTGCCGCGTGCCTGTCTTTGTACTTTGGAAGTCAGAAGATCGGCACGTTAGGCGAAGCCACGCAGACAACGCCAGAGCCAATCAAACCGGCTTGGCTGACGCTGATCTATGGCTCACGCTCCATCGACTGGATCGGTGACGAAAAGATCATGGCCGCAGCTACCAGCCGAGGCCAGCGAATCAGCTTTATCAGTGCCGATGATGCGGCCCTTGATAAGCTGCATCTGAGGCCGATGGTTCAAGCAGTCGGCACGCCTTGTCTCATCTTTCAAGGTGCTGACGGTCTAATTCAGCGGCTCGCGAAAGTGACCACGATTGACGAAGTTGTCAGGCAAATTGAATCGATCAAAAATTAGTTGGCAAACGTAAACGGCAAAACAATCGACCTGTCACCCACCGAGGGGATGCGGGCCGAGGCTGAACGCTACCGGAAATGGAAGGCCGACGGTCGCCGTGGTGGAACCGACACCGCACGGCGACGGGCCTCCCAGATTCTGTCAGCAGGCGAACTGTCGCCAGATGTGGTTATCACCATGTCGGCATGGTTCGCACGTCATGAGGTCGATAAAAAAGCCACCGGCTTTCGACCTGGTGAAGCGGGCTATCCAAGCCCCGGCAGAGTGGCATGGGCCGCATGGGGCGGCGATGCTGGCAAAACATGGGCTGACGCCAAAGCCAAGACCATCAAGCGTGCCCGTGGTGAGTCTGTCAAGGCACGCCAGACACCCAGACAATTACTGGACGCAATGCCGGACGGTGAACCGCTTTACCGTGCGGCCCGTTCGATTCTCTTGGCAATCGGCAAACAACAGATTGAAACATGGCGGCGGTTTATTGAGCCACCCAAGGCCAAAGAGTTCAACCCGCTCGACCCGTTCGCTGGCAGTATCGAAATGGGCAACCGATTTATCCCGACGATTACATCGTATATCGACGAATCAGGCCGGGCGGCACTGGTAGAGCTTGACCAGCAGGACGCGGATGAATGGCTGGTGAAAGCTCCGCATGTGATTGATGCGGCACGAACGGCAACGCTGGACTTGTGCCAAGAGACGATTAACACATTCATCTTTGATTTAAATACCACGCTTGACGGAATCCGCGAAGACATTGCCGAATCGATCAGAACCGGCGAAACGCTTGGCGATACGGTGGACCGGGTATCTCGCTGGGTCGATGAAAACTCTCGCTGGCGTGCCCGTCGCATCGCTGTCACTGAATCAGCACGAGCCTACAACCAAGGCCGATTTGAAGCCACTAAGGGCTTAGATTTCGTGGCCGGTTATGAGTTGGTTCTATCGTCTGACGCCTGCCCACTCTGTCATGCGATTAAACGTCAATGCCCAGTGATTCCCAAAGATGGCACATTCGGCCAAAACGGGAAGAATGAAACCTATAAGAATCTGAAGTTTCCGCCATTTCATCCGGGTTGCCGCTGCACGACAGTAGTAGTATTCGATGATGAAGTGCCAAAGGAATGGCCACGGCCCGTCAAGCCTGCTGATAACGGCTACATCCTGCCAAGTGATACCGACTTTGCCAACGCCATCGAAGGCGGTTATGAGTCAGTGGCTATCGGTAACGCTAAATCAATCAACGCCTTTATTTTGACTGAATAACAGGGCCTGACAAATGGAAAAACTCGTGAAGGCAGTCGAAACGACTGTCAATGGCGGCGGTGCAGGCTCGTTCAAGGGCTATGCTGCAAGATTCCTGAACATTGACCGGCAGGGCGACATCATCCTGCCCGGTGCCTTTTCTGGTGCTATCCAGACATTTATGGACGATGGCGGCATGGTGCTTGCCGACCATGAAAACAAGACATCCGCTGTGATCGGCACACTGATCGATGCTCACGAAGACAGAAGCGGCCTGATGGTTGACGTTGCCTTATCTGCCACAAAATCCGGTCAGGAAGTACGCCAATTACTGAAAGAAAAGGCATTGCGGAAAATGTCGATTAGTTTTTACGCCAAACGTCCGACACGCATCCCAGATTCAGCAATCCGCGAGATCTGGCAGAAATACAACTACACACCAAGCGACGCCCAGAAGCAGCTCGCCAAGTCAGGTGCAAACCTGATCAGCGAGGTGGCAGAGGTCTTGGAAGTCTCCATTGTGCCGATTCCCGCCAACCCCGGGGCGGAAGTGATCGCAGTCAAGTCTCACGACGACTGTGATACACCGGCATTACCACCCACTGGCTTCGTGCAAGTGGCCGGTCAGTTGCTCGATTTCACCGCTTTAGTCAAGCGATGCGAGCTTGCTGATCGTGTCATTTCTGATTTTCAATCGCCAAACCGGCGAAATAAGTAAGGAGGCCACTCAAATGGCTTTGACAGAGACTCGCACGGCTTCGGCGATTGCTGAAGACCGTCTTCGCTTGGCTGCGCAGGTTCAGGGCCTGCGTGATGAACTGGTTTCAGCCCCTGACGAAGTTCGGGCAGAGAAGTCTGCCGACTTGTCGAGCCTGATGGACCAGCTTGAACGCTGTGATTCTGAATATCAACTGGCCGCATCGCTTGAGCGTGCCAATCAGATGATCGAAAAGATGGCACGTCAGCCGAACAGGCCCGAACCGACCGTTTACGGGTCAAACGTCCAGTATCAACCGGCCCGCGTCTCATACGATGGCCGCGTGCTGGATAATGGCGGACTTGCCGATCCGTCTGACAAGTCGGCTCTTGCATCGCCTGAATATCATCAGGCATTCAAGGCTTTGATTCAGGCACGCGGACGCATTGAACTGGTCAAGAGTTCAAGCCTGCGGAACATGCTGGAAGTCTATGGTAAGGGCGGCGACTTCGGCCTGCCTTCCAACGAGTTTTATATGCCTTTCTCAAAGGATATGACACTTGGCACCACCACCAACGGCACAAACACCGTTACGCCTGATTTCCGCTTTGATGTGGTTGTCGGCAGAACGGTTGCCCCTGTAATGACACGCATCTGTCGCGTCATTAACACAAATGTCAATCAGGTGACGTTCCCTCGTGATTCAAACACGAACAACATCACCACGTCACCGCAGTATGGTACGACTTTTCGGCCATTCATGGGTGAAACAGTCAATACCACGCTTTCAAAGATCGATACCGGCCCGTTCACTCAGTTGACCATCCCGGTAAATACCGGCACGATGTTTACTGACGTTTCGGCTGATTTCTTTGCCGATGTGGCCGGGATTTCCAACTACATCCAGACGGAAGCCTCAAAGGCTTTCGCTGCTGTGGTTGATAATCAGGTCATTAACGGCGTGACCGCATCGACCGAAGCGGAAGGCGTGATTTCAAACAGTTCAGTCGGCATCACCAAGACTGGCAGCAATAACACGCTTGTCGCGTCTAAGGTGATCGACGGGTTCTACGCTTTGGCCGATCAGTACGCAACAAATCTTTCATGGGTCATGCGTCGTGCGACTCATGGCAAGCTGGTTGCGTTGAATGACAGCACCAACAGAAGCCTTTTCTTAGGTTCTGCCGATTCTGGCTATGTGCAAGGTATTACGCCTTCCATCATGGGCCAGCCGGTTTACTTTAATGGCTTCGTGCCTGCCTCTGGTGCATCGACACCGAAGTCGATTGTCTTAGGTGACTTTAACGAATACATCCTACTTCTGCGGCAGGGCTTTACGGTCGCGATTGATGAGGTATCATTGGCCTATGCCAACCGTGTGCGTATTGCGGTGAAATACCGCTTCGGCGGTGCCGTGAGAGATCCGCGAGCCTTCCAGATTATTCAGGAACTCGTGTAAGTTTTGAGGGCGTGCCCCTCGCCGTTCCCGGTTGTCAGATGCTTCGGCAGCCGGGGGCGGTTTTTACCTTACTTTGTTTATCCACCTGAAATAAGACTACTGTACTATGCCTGCATATATAACACAAAACGAAGCGGCCCTATTTGCTGAAACGCTGGGCAGTGTGTCCGCCATGCGTGCCACCGTGCTATTAACTGCCGCATCAACCATGCTTGACCAGTTCACAGGGCGGACTTTTACAGGTGCCGAACTAACGGACAGCGTAAAAGCAGGTATTGCCATGTGTGCCGAATGGATGGCGACATCAAACCCGGCAGGCGGCACGATCATCAAAGAGAAAATCGGCGACTACGACGTCAATTATGCCACGCCTGAAGCGGGCAGCATCCCGGTTGCAATTCAGATGTTGTGGGCACCTTACAAGATTGTGGCAGTCGGATGATTAAAGCCTCTTACACGCTGAATTGGTCGGGCGGTGAATACTCCGTTCGACTGCATCGTGAGCTTGTCAGGGCTGTGGGCAAATCTGCCCTGCTGGTCGAGCGATCTGCAAAAAAGATGCTTGCCAATAGCGGCAAGAGCATGACCGCAAAATCAGGTATTAATCAGATCGGTTCGCGGACTGGATCAA